AGGTGGAGGAATACTTGGGGGACATCTCCTTGGATGGAGAACAGTCTGTGCAGTCGAGTGGGAGCAGTACCCCGCAAGCGTACTGTGCGCCAGACAAAATGACGGGCTTCTCCCGCCTTTCCCGATTTGGGATGACGTACAAACCTTTGACGGCAGACCTTGGAGAGGAATTGTTGACGTCATATCTGGCGGCTTTCCATGCACCGACATTAGTGCAGCAGGAAAAGGGGCAGGAATCGATGGAGAAGCCTCAGGAATGTGGCGAGAAATGGCGAGGATCATTCACGAAGTACGACCCCGATACGTCTTTGTGGAAAACTCACCAATGCTTACTTCTAGGGGACTTGGAAGAGTTCTCGGAGACCTGGCCGCAATGGGGTTTGATGCGAGATGGGGAGTGCTGGGAGCAGCGGACGTTGGAGCGCCACATCAGAGGGACAGGATTTGGATTGTCGCCAAATGGCGTGGACAGCTTCCACACGCCCAACACGACAGGATTAGATGGTGGGAGCAACAGCAGGAAAGCCTTAAAGAAGCGAACCGAGAAATGGCCAACACCGACAGCATCTCAAGCAAGATCGGAGGGGATGATTTTTCAAATGAGAAAAATGGTGGAAGCGGGAACAACGTCTTTGGAGGAAGCGGAAGCAATGATTGGGGGCAGCTTGACTCCAAAGAGGATGGAAAAGTGGCCGACCCCGACATCATCGGATTGGATGAATCCAAAACAAAACGGGATCGAACTCAAGAACAACAGGTTTGTCAGAACGAGTTTGACTACGGGAGTGAAGTTTGGGGCGAAACTATCGGATGCGGTCAACTTGGAAATGAAAAAGAATTGGCCTACTCCACAGGTAGTGGACTACAAGGACAGGGGCAATCTGAGCAACCCATCAATTCAAAGACGTATGAAGATTGGAAAGCAGGTCAACCTACAGATGTGCGTGAGTCAGACTTCTGGGCAACTGAACCCAATGTGGGTAGAGTGGTTAATGGGATGGCCTCAAGGGTGGACAGAATTAAAGCCCTCGGAAATGGACAAGTCCCACTCTGTGCCGCAACCGCATGGAGAATCCTAAAATGACATTTATGGTCAACTTTATGGTGGAAGGAACACCAGTACCAAAAGGTCGCCCAAGGTTTGCTAGAAGGGGTAAATTTGTGTCAACTTACAGTCCTAAGACGACTGTTGACTACGAAACCAAGGTAGCAGAGGCGGCACAACTGGCAATGGGTGGTAGTGAACCCCTAGAAACGCCCGTAGGAGCTTACATCTACATCACCTTACCGATTCCCGCCAGTTACAGTAAAAAACGCAAGCAAGACTGTTTATCAGGAAATGAACGCCCAACAAAGAAAAGCGATATAGATAATTATTGCAAAGCGGTATTTGATGGCATGAACGGGATTGTTTTCTTAGATGACAGTCAAGTAGTGTCACTTCACTCTACAAAGGTCTACGGGACTATCGGGATGGTCGAGGTTATGGTCAAAGAGGAGTTAGGGTAAGTCCTAATAGAAAAACAGAAAAACATTGATAACATTTAATTTTTAACAGGAGTTCAGAATGGAAAATACTTGGGAATTTGACACAACAATCGGTCAAGGTAGCGAAGTAGTGACAGTAGTCTATGAATACGAAATAGACGAGGACAAATCCACGTTTAACGAGTCTGTCAAGGAGGTTTGGTACGAAGGGCGTGATATTGTTGGATGTATGTCAGAAGAGGCTTATAAAGAACTGGATATTGAGGCAGCAATGCGGTTTCAGCACCACAAACTTAACTACAAGTTGGAGGATGTATGACCATAGAAGGCATTATCCGCATGGCAAAACAGGCAGGGTTTGCTGATGAAGAAATTGATACTTGTCAACAGATATTGATACACTTTGCCACACTTGTTGCTCAACAAGAGAATGAGCGTATTGCAAAGAAAATAGAACAATTACCATTTGGCGACACAAGTGCTAGTTTTGCCATTTATGTGAGAGAAGATGCGTAAGCAGACCAAGCGCAAGGTTTGGGCATTGATTGACCCGATCACTCATGCGGTGGTCGGTGCTTCAATCACTCAAAGGGATAAGTTGGATAAGCTCAGAATGATGGAATACTCAGCCCTAGAAGCCATGACTAAAGGACAAGGGACAATCCACGATTGGAGAACCCTTGTCGATGTTCTAAACCTATCCGAAACGATGGCTAGAAACAACATCGGAAAAGATGAGGTTATGCCTGTTTGCCAAAAAGCACAAGACGCATTGCACCAGGCATCCGAACGCTATCAAAACACAAGAAAAATGGGTCTATCGGGTGAGGGAATACAAGCGGTAAGGGATTTAATCGAATATGCTGATTTACAACAATCAAGCATTAGCAGATCAGAATTCGAGAGATATATTCAGAAAACCAAAGATTATATTAAATCAAATAATCATTTAGTCGTGGAAATAACATAATGGACTATCCTCAAAAAGCAATTCAATATTTAATAGATACTGCACCTTTATATGCAAAGAGCAAGGCTGACAGGATGTTTCTCGAAGAGTTTCGTAAATCACGCAAAGCCCAGCTCCAAAGCCAAGCAGGAACAGAAGTAATTGGCAAACAGGAAACCTTTGCTTATGCTCACCCCGAATATATTCAAATACTTGAGGGAATCAGGGAAGCGGTAGAAAAAGAGGAAACCTATCGTTGGATGATGACCGCAGCACAAGCCAAAATAGAGGTTTGGAGAACCCAACAATATAGTGCTAGATTAGAAGTTAAAGCAACCCAATAATGCAATCAAAGAATAAACCCAAACCAAGCGCAGGTGAAAGGTTGCATATTGCCAAGATTAAACTCATGCCATGCATTATTTGCCAGGCAAGCCCCCCAAGCGAATGTCATGAAATAAACCAAGGTCAATGGTTTACATCAATGCCACTTTGTGCAGATTGCCACAGAGGATCGGTTAACGGGATTCATGGTCAACGCAGACTATGGAACGTCTACAAAATGGATGAGCTTGCAGCACTCAACGAGACAATCCGACTATTGATGGACAACAAAAAGCCCTCTAGAACCGATTTAAACGAGTTTTGAGACGTTTTTTGTCATAGGTCGATAGTTGGTATGCATCAGACAATAAAAAACCCTCCGAAGAGGGCTTGAGGGTTTAGCGTTTCCCGCTAAGTATTCGGAGGATAAGGGCTAAACAAGCATATATCATTTGCCCTCCGATATTAAATGATTGTCCCGATAGCATGAATTGAAAGAGGGTGAACCAATTTCTATTTCAACAACATAAATATCCCCTTTATATTCATGCCACCAATCAAGGAGCATTTGATAATCTTTAGCGTGATTATTTAACCCCTTTTTTAGGTGTTCTTTGGCTAGTGTTTCATTTTCTGCATAAGCTTCAAAATGAAAACGTCTAGAATCAAATATCGCTTTATAAAATTTCATTTCGATAAATCCTTTAAAAAATCTTGAGAAAATACGATTAAACCTTTAAATTCAGAAGGGATAATATAACTATCGTATCCCTCCGAAAATAGATATTCGTCAACGTCTATTGGATTCATAATGCATTTTTCGTCAATGCTATTAATAACTACAATAGTTTCAGAATCAGAATATATAGAAAACTGACCATGCAGCATATTGCCAAACCATATTTCCTTATGCATAGTGAACCCCTTTAATCTGAACAAAACCCGAAGTGTCTTTTTTGGCTTTCCCTTTGGCATAAAGGGCAACAACAACATTTTTGGGTTCAATGTGTCTGACATCGGTATCATCCCCATCGATAACCTCCCAAGCCCTAAAACTAGTCGGGATGTCCTCTTTTCTTTGGAACACTACCGCAACCCTTGAATTGTTTTTGTTGGTCAACCCCTTAATTGAAATCGGTTTGGGTGTGATGCTAGAGAATGAATAAGTTAAATCATAGTTACCTGGTGTTTTGCCAACCAAATTCCTAGAGGGATGTTTTGTATAATCGTACCATTGGACATCGGGAAACAATTGAAAAATGGTTTTATCATCCAAAACCTTAAAATTCTCCCAAGGGATATCGCTTGTGCCATTTGGACGAACCAAAAGCTTCTGATTTAATTTTGCTGCAGATCGATGCAATGACCAAACGTCCGCACAAAGTGACAATAAAAATGCCCTTTGGTTGGCATACCAAAAATCTGTCTTTGCTTGTCTAGCCAACTGAACAGAATTAAATGCACCCCTACCTGATGAGTACAAACAACCCTCCATGCAACCCGCTAGTTTAGCCATTGCACAAATATTGTCGTCAGGGGTTAGATAGAGGATAGCGGTTAGAAAACCAAGCTTTTCCCCTTTGACAGTTTTTGTGGATGACGTACCCAAGAGGGTTTTGTATGGCAAACCTTCATTTTGGAGGATAGTTTTGTATGGATTTTTCATATTGACACCTATTAAAAAATTAAAAAATTACAGTTGAATCCATTGATCTACATCTAGATAACCCAAGAATTGGGCATCGTCCGTATACCAACCTATGGCACATTTTTCACCAACAATTGGAGGTTGTTCACCCATTGAATCGGTAATCAAGAAATAGCCAAACTTTTCCCGTCCTAATGGGTGTGGCATATATAGACCATTGAACCCACCACAAAGAGAGATTGTTTCAAGCTTCATTCTTTGCCCCTATTTCACTTCTGATATAAGCTTCAAAGATAGATTCGATAATCTCTTTTCTATTGCCTGAAAAGAACAAACCCGCTAAATCCCCTGTTTGGACGTTCAATTGTTCTTGAATGAATAAACAAGCAACATCAAGGGCAGAACCCGCTAGATCGTTGATTTCTTTTTGAGTGTATGGTTTCATTGTTGACACCTGTTAAAAAGTTAATTGAGAATGCAATTTTAGTGAGTTGCGAACACCTGGTTAACTAGGGATAACCCTAGGCAGCCGAAAACTATTTGACCAAAATGTCAAAATAAGCCAACAACCCCACACAAAGGGTTAGACCAACCAAAATGGCGGTAAGAATGTCTTTATGGTTGTCGTTCATGGTTAGCCCCTTTTGTAGTGGATAGGACGTTCATAGAATCCACGTTCATCCCGATAAATGGAAACGTAATAGCCAAACCTTGATCCATCGTCAAAGGTTTTCCCAATGGTTTGCCCATAGGCTAGAGGTGTTCCATCCCAAGTATGGGAAAGGTTTTCAGATTCCAAAGCTTCTGACAATGTGGGGAAAAAATTGTTTTTCATTGTTTACTCTCCAACAACAAATGCAAAGTGGGTTTGTGTTCCTGAAATACAGTTTGCCAAATCACGTTTGGACATTGATTCCCCTTGGGGATAAGACACAATGGTTGTGTCGTTTTCGTCTAGCAACAAATAAAGAATGTCGTCAAAGGTTGCGGTTTTTGGGTAATCATAAAGCCACTCATCTAGGGCAAATTGTTCTGATTTGGTCATGCTTTTCCCCAAATTTGGTCAATCTTAGAAATGACCTCATCCCATGAATCTGTCTCAAGAATAAATTCAACATCATTGCAAAGATCGTCATATGGGAGAATTGTCAGGACAAATTGTTTGCCCCCACATTCCCTCCGATCCTCGTCTGCGTAATTTACCCACAGAGTCACATAGGTGTCTTCTGTTAGTTTTCTCTCAAATGAGGGGCAGACATTGTTGTGCCATGAACTATCTGTGAAACCCTCTGGAATTGTTGGGATTTCATAGTCAAAGAATCGAAATTCTGTTTTGTAATCTTGTCGCATATTCACACCTATTTGGTTAGTGTTCGGATTGAACACATAGATAGAATAGCAACTAAAAAGAAAAAAACTATAGGGACAAACCCTAATAAAGTACAATTATTTTAATTTAATTCTTTTCAAGGTTGGACAATGGCTAGACCTCCCAAAATTGATACAGTTCAGTTCAGACGAAAACTAGACAACCCCAAACGTCAAATCCTGTTAACAGTAGGACAAGGTAATATCTCCCAAGGTTTTGAGAATCTATTAGCCCTCTACCAACATTTGCATTCATTGGGTTATAGGATAGATGAACCATTTGAGAGACTAGGGTTAGTTACTAACTATGTCGGGAATAAACAACAACCCCTAACAGAGGATTTCATGGTAGGGTAAACACTAAGGGAAGGATAGGATAGGGTTAACACCTAGAAAGATAAGAGTAACCAAAAAGGTGCATCAACCCCTCTCGCCAACTTTATGCAAAAAACGCATAACCTTCTAGGCAGCTTACCTGGTTATTTATACAGTAGGGTAAACCCTATGACTGTATGCATGGCCAGTACTGTATAAAAAGACAGTAGTAGAAACCCTAGGTGTAGAGAATTTCGGGGGGGGGGAGGGGGTAGGTAGGGTTGGTAGATATTTGTGGTACATCCCCTATACCGAAAAAGCTAAATTCAACTCCAAAGGAACAAAGTGGAACAATTGAAACGAGGAAGAGGAAGACCAAAAGGTTCAGTAAAGATGACCATACAGAGGTTTGCCGACAACCCACCCCTTGTATTGCCTAAGACAGACCATCAGAGGCTCAAGGAGCTAAAGGAGTTGATGATTAGGAGTGGAGGTAAGGATGTGGCTCAGAAGGTGATAGAGATAGCCCTTAATGATGACCATCCCCATCAATTGGTAGCTCTTAAGATGTGTCTTGATAGGACTCTACCTGTTTCTTTATTTGAAAAGGACAAGAGTCAGAGAAGTGCTGTAACCATCAATATCACTGGGTTAGGACAAGAACCGACCATTGTTGAGCAAGCAGAAGACGTAGAGGCTAAATATGGCTGATCTAAACTTTAGTCTTCTTCCTTGGCAACAAGAAGTCTTCAAGGATTCCACAAGATTCAAGGTTGTGGCTGCTGGGCGTAGATGTGGCAAAAGCAGGATGGCGGCAGTTACCCTTCTGATAGAAGGACTCAAGTGTCCACAAGGCTCTGCGGTTCTTTACGTTAGTCCTACTATGGGACAATCAAGACAGATTATCTGGGACTTATTGCTAGACCTTGGTAGAGAGGTTATTCAGAGTAGTCATGTGAACAACCTAGACATTACCCTGATAAACGGGGCTAGGATATACGTTAGAGGTGCGGATAGACCCGATACCCTTCGTGGAGTCTCTCTAACCTATGCCGTACTAGACGAGGTAGCTGACATCAAACCTGAAGCATGGGAACAGGTCATTCGTGCCAGTTTGTCTGATAAACGGGGGAGAGCGCTCTTCATCGGAACTCCGAAGGGCAGGAATTGGTTTTACGATACCTTTAAGTTGGGTGAGTCAGAGGATGATCCTGATTGGAAGAGTTGGCACTTCACGACTGCTGATAACCCCTTGATTGACCAAAAAGAGATAGAAAGTGCTAAGAAGACCTTGAGTACCTTTGCTTTTAAACAAGAGTACATGGCATCGTTCACCAATGCTGGTTCGGACATCTTCAAGGAAGAGTGGATCAAATACGGGGTAAAGCCTGAACATGGAAGCTATTACATCGCTGTTGACCTTGCGGGATTCGAGGAAGTTGCCAAACAAGCAGCCAATTCTAAGAAACGTCTGGATGAGTCTGCTATCTCTATCGTTAAGGTCACAGAGGATGGAAAGTGGTTTGTTGAGAAGATTGAACATGGGCGCTGGGACATCCGTGAGACTGCATCCAAGATTCTGATAGCTATTAGAGACTACCGACCCCTTAGTGTGGGGATAGAGAGGGGGGCGCTAAAGAACGCTGTTTTGCCCTATCTGAGCGACCTTATGCGAAAGAACAACACCTATGCCCATATCGTAGATTTGACTCATGGGAATAGAAAAAAAGCGGACAGAATCATCTGGGCTTTACAAGGTAGGTTCGAGCATGGCAGAATTGTGTTAAATTCGGAAGAAGATTGGGATGAGTTCGTAGACCAGTTAATCCTGTTCCCTGCACAAGGGGTTCACGATGACTTGCCTGACTCCCTTAGTTACATTGACCAACTTGCTGTCACTTCGTATATGGAAGAAGATGACTCCGAGGAGTGGGAACCAGTAGATATTATTTCAGGGGTATAAGGATGGATGCGGCTTTAACAAAGATTTTGCAAAAGGCTTCTGATAACCCAGAGTATCAGACGCTTGCAAATTACTTGATGAGCCGTAGATCAATGCCTCAAATGGAAAGAGAGTTTCTGGGAGACAACACTTTAGGCTCTTTTGTAACGCCAGGTCTTTTTAGTTCTGGAAAAGTACCAGATAGAGGTATTTTAAAGGTAAACAGGTTTTCTGAGTATCAAGACCCAAGTACAGTTGTGCCTACAGTTACCCATGAAATGACTCATGCAGCTGAAAGACAATTGATAAAGCAATATTACGAAGTTAAGGCAAAAAAAGATAAGAACGAACTAGAAAAACAATTTATGGATAATTTTCAAAAGATTATTGGTTCTAGTAAACCTGAGATTGCAAACTGGTTAAAAAGTGTAGCACCTGAATATGCTAAACAAGGCGAAGGTTATCGTTCAACAAGCACCGAAGGATTGGCGTTTGGGTTGCAAAATGCGGCATTTGAAAATACTGGATCACAAAGATTTGCGCCAGAGCATATTGATCCTACAATCGCAACATCTCTAATGCTTCTATTAGACCAAGCTCAAAGAGTACAAAATCAACAACCCGCTGCTCAAGGTAGGTAAAGGACAATCATGGAATATCAAGAACCAACCGAGTCCGATAAGGAAATAGTTAACTTTGTTGTTAACCATTGTGATCGTTGGAGGGATTGGAGAGATGTTAACTGTCTTGATGATTGGCTAGAGTATGAACGCATCTTCAATGGTGAGTGGGATGCCCAAGACAAAACCCGTGAATCCGAGCGTTCAAGAATCGTTACCCCCGCTACCCAACAAGCTGTAGAGACACGCCATGCCGAGATCAT